GAATTCTTGACAAGTTTAGACCCCAGTGGTTCATTTGGGAAAATGTGCCGGGTGTCCTTAGTTCAGGCGGTGGACGGGATTTTGGTTCCTTCCTCGGAGCGGTGGCTGAATGCGGGTATGGGTTCGCATACAGAGTGCTTGATGCTCAAAACTTCGGAGTCCCACAAAGACGCAGAAGAGTGTTTGTTGTCGGACATCTTGGAGATTGGCAACCTGCAGCAAAAGTATTATTTGAGTCCGAAAGCCTGTCAGGGGATTTTAAATCGGGCCGAAAGACGAGGAAAAGTGTTACCGGTTTTGTTGAAAGTAGCTTTGGACAATATCGTGAAGATGTCATCGCAGGAACAACCAAAGCCAGTGGAGGAGTCTTAGGCGGTGGTTCAGAAACATTCTATGTTGAAGACATTGCAAATTGTTTACAAACTACTTGTCATGAGTGGAGCAGAGCAGATGGTTTTAACATGATTGCATATGAAAATCACCCATCCGATAGCAGAGTAAAAGAAATGGGCGACACTTGCCAGACTGTCACATCAACATGGGGAACTGGCGGCGGTAATATTCCTTTTGTGCAGAATGTTTCGTATGGAATACCCGGTAATTGGATAGGCAGAAAGCCTGAGAATGGCGGAAATGCTACAACTCCAATGGATAATGTTTCACCTTGTTTAACAAAAACAGATAGACATGGTGTTGCGTTTGGTTGGCAAAACAGTTCGCATCAGGGTATGTCAATTGATACGATTTCACCTACTTTAGATAAAAGCAAAACTCCTGCGGTGGCTTTTGGCGTTGATATGTATAACTTAACAACCAATGAGGATACAACGCAAACCATTAGAAATGGTACAGACATTGACCATGTGGGTGGAATAATGTCAAGCACCGCAGTTCGTAGGTTGACACCTGTGGAGTGTGAACGATTGCAAGGGTTTCCTGACAATTATACTCAGATTCCTTGGAACAAAAAGGTTTCTGTTGACTGCCCAGACGGATTGCGTTACAAAGCAATGGGTAACTCAATGGCGGTGCCAGTAATGAATTGGATAGGTACTCGAATTCATACAGAATACAAGGAGTAATTGATGTCAAATGAACATGGCTATTGCCCAAACTGTAACGCTGATTTAGATGGTGGCTCAATATGGAACCATTTCTTTGAGACGACTGGCTCGGAGGCAGAGGCAGATAAGATTTCTAAATCCTACGGCGCTGACCGAACCCAAGGACAATGGGGTAGGGCTATCGGGATTTATGATATGGAAGTAGATAGAACTGTGGCTTGGAAGTGTCCGGATTGTAATCATCAATGGGGGCGCAAATGAATATTCCTGATAAATGGGTTGTCATTGAGGTTGTGAGTGATAAGACCAAGCTACACCGAGTGTTTGCTTGTTGGTATGGTGGCTGGGCTGGTGCTGACTCTTGGCAACTCAATAGCGGTATCGTAGGCGTTGATGACCAGTCAAAATACTTTGATTTTGAGGGACAATCAGGCTCGGTGTATCGTTGCTATAAAGCTAACTATGGCTCAAATATGTATGGTAGCTCCGTGTTAAATAATTTAATTGCGAAATCTAAAGAGAAAGATATTATAATAACTGTATTACCCGAAGACACTAACTGGAAGGAGTTAATTGATGACACAAATGTTACTAGCAGAGATAACCAAACTGAAGGAAGAGAATGAAGAACTACGCAAAGGTATATTCCCAAAAGACTATGTGGTCTTGTGTGTTCATTGTGCAAAAGAGTTAAAATTATTTGAAGGAACTGAAGATGGTATGGAAGTGTCCGCCACTAAACCTAGTGAATTGGAATAACTTTTGGAAATGGAAGGATAAGATGACAACTTTTACAAGCGAGGATAGGCAATCATGCGTAATCGATTTAACGAAGCAGGTGGAGGAATTACAGGACGAACTAATCAAAACACAAACCGAATTGGTTATGGCGTTGGCGGAAGTCGAAGCCCTACGCTGTCAACTTATTACGGCGGAAAGAAGTCAACATTGACTGAAAGCAAATACATTAAGCACATTCCCTGTGAGGCGTGTGGTAGTAGCGATGCAAACAGTTTGTTCAATGATGGACACCAATACTGCTTTGCTTGCGAGACCTATGTCGCAGGTGATGGCACAACCACGAAGGTATCTAAAAAACCAATGAATAAGGAACTTAAATTTTATGACTCTGCTACTTATCTTAGTATCGTTGACCGTAGTATTACTTCGGCTACTTGCATAGCATTTGGCGTTAAGCAGGACAACGGCAAACACTATTATCCTTACTATAACCCTGATGGCAGTATGGTTGCTATCAAGACTCGGAGTGTGGAAGACAAAGCATTTAGTGTCACTGGCGACTTCAAAGATGCAACACTATTTGGACAGAACTTGTTCGCCAAGTCTGGTCGCTATCTGACTATCTGTGAGGGTGAATTAGACGCTCTAGCGTCGTATCAGATGCAAGGTAGCAAATACCCTTGCGTGAGTATCCGCAGTGGCGCTAGTGGCGCTCTAAAGGACTGTAAAGCCCAATATGAATGGATTGATTCGTTTGAGAACATTGTCTTAGCGTTTGATGCCGATGAACCCGGACAGAAAGCAGCACAGGCAGTCGCTGAGTTATTCGGTGGCAAAGTTAAAATAATGAAACACAGGACGGGATATAAAGATGCGTGTGATTATCTTGAGAATAACGCTAGTAAAGAATTTGTTGATACTTGGTGGGGTGCTGAATCTTACATACCTGATGGAATTATTCAAGGTAACACCCTCTGGGAATTGGTATCGTCTCCTATTGAGAAGGCTGATTGTGAGTATCCGTATGACGGCGTTAATAAACTCACATACGGCATTCGCAAAGGGGAACTTGTCATGGTCACAGCAGGCTCTGGTCTTGGCAAATCTCAGTTTTTACGAGAAATCGTTTGGCATATCCTTAACAAAACTAGTGACAATGTCGGACTTATGTTTCTTGAAGAGGGAGTCCGCAAGACTGCTAGGTCGCTTATGTCTTTGGCGGTAAATAAACCAATTCATTTACCTGATGTTGAAGTTACTTCTGAGGAGTTAAAAGATGCATTTGATAGAACTTTGGGAACTGACCGCTTGTATTTGTTTGACCATTTTGGTAGCACTTCTTTGGAAAACATTGTCAACAGAGTGCGCTACATGGCTAAGGGTCTTGGCTGTGGTTATGTCTTTCTTGACCATATTAGTATTATTGTCAGTGGCGGTGATGTTGGTGATGAACGGAAAGCTCTAGATGCTATCATGACCAAACTACGCATGATTGTGCAAGAGACTGGTATCAGTTTGATTTGTGTCTCACATCTCAAGCGTAACGAAGGTCGTGGACACGAAGAAGGTGCAGTGACATCCTTAGCACAGTTGCGTGGTTCAGGCGCTATTGCACAACTATCAGACATTGTGATAGGGCTAGAGCGCAATGGACAGGCTGAAGACCCGATTGAGCGTAATACCACATCGGTACGAGTGTTAAAGAATCGATTTAGTGGTTACACTGGTAATTGTGGTGCTTTGCTGTATAATGGACAAACCGGACGAATGTTAGAGATAAAGGACACACTATGAAAGACGACATAATTGACAAAGCCAAGCGCTATGCACAAACCGATGAATATCATGTCACCCGCAAAATCATCACTGATTTATGCACCGAGATTGATAGACTAAAAGAACTCAATCGTAATGTGTTTAGTAAGATTCAGGACAATCAAGAAATATACAGGAATTCTGAACGCTATCTCTGGCTACGCAGTGCATCGTGGGATGTTGACCCTGAGATTGCAGCACCATCTGTGATTCTGTGCAACGGCGACATGACTAAATGGCAGTGGATGTTAGGTCAAGAGATTGATGATGCAATTGATTCGTATTTGAAAAAGGAGCAAAGATGACTACAAAAACAGTTAAGATAGACAGTTTTATCTGGGTTGCTGAGAATGGCAGTATGGAATATGGATTCTACATTGGTGATGGCGATGACCCTGTTACATTTAAAAGCACATTAAAAGAAGTTGTGCGTCAGACTTTAGAAATGTATTTCGTTGGCGGTTCTATCCATCATGACCACCGTGACGATGTAAAACAATTAATCAAGAGTTTAAAAGCAGCTACTGCATTAGCTGAACACGAACTAGAGAGAATGGGCGATGAGTAAACTACTTAGAATTGGCGACAGGCTTATTAATCCTGAGAATGTTACTTATATCATTGACAGAGAGATTCACTTCAATGATGGTAGTCGCTGGGTTGCAACAGAGCCAGAGACTCAAGAATTGCTGGCAATCATGTTTGAGACACCTAGACCAGAACCAGTTGTTGAAGAACCGATTGTTGCTAAAAAGAAAATAGTTAAAAAGAAATGACTATTGAACACTACATTGTCGGAGCTACTGGCATTGGCTATTTAGTTGTCGGTGTGTTACAATTAAGCAAAGGCAGTATGTCTAATGCATTGATTTGGATAGGTTATGCTGCAGCGCAGATAGGACTCTGGATTAATCTTAAATGAAACTGAACAACGATAATCGATTTGATATTGATTTGGAATATGGACAAATCTTTGAACAAAAGATTGCTGATATATTTCAGAACAGTAAGATTGAAGTTAAGACTGAGCGAGATAAATGGAATTCAACGGGTAATATTGTAATTGAATTTGAGAGTCGTGGACATCCTAGTGGTATCGCTATTACTGAGGCTGACTTTTGGTTTCATAATCTAGCATTAAAGGGTGAACTAATAATGACACTCGTGTTTCCGGTGCCTGTCTTAAAACGATATATTGCAGATAATAAACCTAGAGTTGTGCGTGGTGGGGATGATAATACTTCTAAACTATACTTGATTAATCTTGCAGATTTGGTTACAATAATCGAATGAGAATCGTTCTTGATATTGAAACCAATTTATTTCCCGACAAGATTTGGTGTGTCGTTGCTCGTGACATTGATACAAACCAAGTGCATATTTGGCAGAACTTTGTTGGGCTGCAGAATTTCTTAGACAGAGCAGAGCAGATTATTGCTCACAATGGAATTTTCTTTGATGTGCCTGTTCTAAAGAACTTATGGAAAATAACAATTGCGGAAGAAAAGATTGTTGACACATTAGTTATGTCTCGCCTATATAATCCGCAATTAGACGGCGGTCACAGTCTGTCTGAGTGGGGTAAGCGTATAGGATTCTTTAAGAGTAGTTTTGAATCTTTTAATGGCGGTCTTACTCAAGAAATGCTTGACTATTGTATTCAAGACACATTAGTAACACAGAAGCTGTATGAACATTTAACCAAGGAGATGTCAAATGATTATTCAAAAGAAAGTATCAAACTCGAACACGAAGTTGCGTTCATCATCGCAGAGCAAGAGCGAAGTGGATTCAGATTCGATGAAGCTAAAGCTCTACAATTACTATCTGTTCTTAAAACTAAGTTGGACGCTATTTGCGTTGAAATGCAGAGCATCTTTCCTGCCAAAGTCACATCTGGTCGCACCCACAAAACAACAGGTAGACCCCTTCCCGACATCGTGGAAGACTTCAATCCCGGAAGTCGCCAGCAAATCGCAGAAAGGCTCATTGAAAAAGGCTGGAAGCCGAAAAAGCGTACCCAGAAAGGTAACATCATCGTTGACGAAACCACGCTCGAAGGCATCGACATCCCAGAAGCGAAAGCCATCGCTGAGTACTTGATGTTACAAAAGCGGATAGCACAAGTTGAAAGCTGGATTGATGCTATTCAAACTGATGGTCGTGTGCATGGACAGGTCATTACTAACGGCGCAGTCACAGGTCGTATGACACACCACAGCCCTAACATGGCGCAGGTTCCCAATAGCGGTAGTCCCTATGGTCCTGATTGCAGAGAACTTTGGACAGTTAAGAAAGGATATAAATTAGTTGGCATTGACGCAAGTGGTTTAGAGTTGCGGATGCTGGCTCATTATATGAAAGACGATGCGTATACTAATGAAGTTGTATCAGGCGACATTCACACAGCAAACCAGAAAGCAGCAGGGCTTGAGACAAGGAACCAAGCTAAGACTTTTATCTATGCATTCCTCTATGGTGCAGGAGCTACCAAGATTGGGTCAATTGTTGGAGGTTCATCGAAAGAAGGACAAGCACTCATTGCTAGTTTTCTACGCAACACGCCGAGGCTTAAACAACTGCGGGAAAAAGTTTCTCGTATCTATGCTCAGAAAGCGTGGCTACCGGGTCTTGACGGACGCAAGTTACTCGTTCGCTCGGAGCATTCAGCGCTCAACACGCTATTGCAAGGCGCAGGTGCGATAGCAATGAAACAGGCACTGGTGATATTCAATAAGCGTTTGCGCCAGTCACAGATTGATTATAAGTTCGTAGCCAATGTCCATGATGAGTGGCAAATAGAAGTTGAAGAGAATCGTGCAGACGAAGTAGGTAAACTTGGTGTACAATCAATTACCGATGCTGGTATAATTTTAAATATGCGCTGTCCATTAAGTGGCGAATATCGTGTAGGTAATAACTGGAAAGAGACCCATTAATGGATAAAAATAAAGAAGACATATTAGGGATGACTGTTGTTACCGCTTACAAGAATGGTACTTACAGTTTAGAATCTTCTTTTGACCTTGAAGAGACCTACGAATTATTAAAGGATGCTTTACTTGATATTGAGGACGGTACACTGGAAGCCAGTATTGATTACAGTACTCAAACATTACAGTAACTATTTCATATAATGAAATCATATAGTTGTAAGTTGTTGTATAATAGCAGTTGCAGTATTTCTAAAACCAGTTGTAGATAAGGAGAGTATTATGGAAATGAAACCAGTAAAAATTCAAGCAGAAGTTCAATGGGCTTTCTTTGACCGTGTTAACGAAATGAGTGGTAAGTTCCAATGCGACTTAGCTAATCTATCAGACAACGCTGTCAAGGCGCTAGAGGCTATCGGTCTTGCACCACGAAAGCGTGAGGACAAGCCCGAGAAAGGTTGGTTCTTGACTGTGAAGTCAAACTACGCTATCCAGCCGTACGATAAGTCTGGCAATGAAATCAAGGATACTGTTGGTAATGGTTCTAAAGCAGTTGCACTCATCAAGCCTTACGAGTGGAAGTGGAAGAACAAGAATGGTGTTTCAGCTTCATTAGCAAAGATTGTTATTACTGATTTAGTTAAGTACAGCGCCGATGGCGTTACTGCTGACGAAAACATGGATGATGACATTCTGTGATAACAGCACTGATTGACGCTGATTCGTTAATCTACGCAGTAGGCTTCTCTAGCAATGATGTAGAGGAGCCTATTGCAATTTCACGACTTGAGCAGACAATGGTTGAGTTATGTATGGATTTAGATTGTGAAGACTATAAAGGATTTCTGACTGGTAAAGGCAACTTTCGAGATACTTTAGCGGTAACTGCGCCCTACAAAGGGCAACGCATATCAGAGAAACCTGTGCATTTTCAAGCACTTAGGTGTCATTTAGTAACATCGTGGGGCTTTACAGTCGTCAAAGGAATTGAAGCCGACGACGCAGTTGGCATTGCTGCTTATGCAGTGCCTGAAGACGAAACCATCATGGTTCATATTGATAAGGATTTAAACCAGTTTAGAGGTTGGCATTACAACTATCGCAAACAACAAAAGTATTATGTCTCAGAATTTGAAGGCTTGGTAGCTTTCTATACACAGATACTGACTGGCGATAGGATTGATAACATCATTGGATTAAAAGGCATTGGTCCTGTTAAGGCAAAGAAGATACTAGCAGACTGTACCAATGAAAAAGAACTCTACAGCGCTGTCTTAAAAGCGTATGACGGCGATGAAAAGCGTGTATTAGAAAATGGACAATTATTGTGGTTACAACGAAAGGAAAATGAACTGTGGCAGTTACCCCAGATATAATTCAAATCTCATGGATTGATGCTGTTGCTG